TGCCAGTCCACGTAGTTCTTCTGCAATAGCCTTAATATAGGTGTAACTGTTTACATTAGCACCATACTTCAATCTTGACGATACGCATATATTTAGGTAGTCAATATAGATGATGTCTGGTTTGAAGTTTCTTTTTAACTTCAACTCATTCAACAAGTGACGCATATGACCTGCACCTGCTGATGCTGTCGGGTATTCTTTAATAATTAACTTACCATTAGTTTTTTCACGTACACGATTAATCTTCTTATCATACGCATCCTTAGGCAGGATAGACAACTCATCCACAGTAACATTAAGTAGGTTGGCATCAATACGTTCTGCAATACGTTCTTCTGCCATCTCCATTGTTATGTAAAGGACATTATTACCTTTGGAAAGGTTAGCTGCTGCACAATGGCACATGAAAAGAGACTTACCAACACCAGTACCAGCAAGAACCACATTAAGAGTTTTATTTGGTAACCCACCTTTGGTAATCTTGTTAAGGTACTCAAGATCAAAAGGAACTCGAGTTTCTTTCTTATGATAAAATTCATATCGTGCATCAAAGTCTTCTAGGAAATCATGGCCAACGTGTGAGTCAAATGATACAGCAAGTGCATCCGAAAGTATTTGTGGAATAGCACCCTTGCTGTGCTGATCCTTGTCGCTATCCAATATCTGGATGGACTTCATAATAGCATTGTAGATTGCCTTATCTTGACAGAACTTCTCTGTCTGATCTACAAGCCACTGCATGTTTGTAGTAGGGTCTGTCTCTAGCTCCTCTACGACACTAACTATCTCAGTATAATAAGATGCTATCTCTTTAACATTATCAAGTTCAATTGTCAATGCCTCTTTAGATGGGAACTTATTATACTGTTTAATGAAAGTATCAATGCCATCAAATACAGCTCTAATCTTCCTGTCCTGAAAGTACTCGGACTTCAAAAAAGGAATGGCCTTACGGCCATACTCTTCATTTGTTATAAGGTTCGAAAGTATGAGTTTCTCTATCATATTGCTCCAGTAAAATTACAGTGGCTCCGTTTGGTCTCTTACCAAGAAACTCAAGAAGATCCTTATCTTTAAAAAAGAACTTGAACCCTACCTGGTCTTTTTCATTCCTGAACGTCACCTTGTAATGTTCCACTTGCTGATCCATAGCTGAATTCCTTTTGTGCACATTCTTCCAAACGCTGCATGATTTCTTCAGTGAAGTATGCGCTTGGATTACTGTTGATCTCTTTACCAAATACCTTACGACCATCAGGTAGCTCATAGCGATTACCAGACTTAACAAATACCTTATGCTCTTCAGCAAAGTCAAGCAGCCCAAAATATTGATCTAGACCTTTATCGTAAGTAAGTAGCACAGTGGCGTCTTTGTTCTCTTTTGAGAGCCTTGACTTGTACATCTTAATTTTGATTTGGTTACCGATGATGTCTCCATCAGAGTCTTTTTCTTTCTTTTTAGAAAGCATTGCAATAGTGCTGGCTGCAAACTTGAGTCCCGAACCACCTGATATCTCCTTTGTAGGTACATATGATCCAACTACCTCATAGACGTGGTTGGTGACTAACATAGGTACTTTCACCTTTGCTAACTTCAATGTCAGAACACGGAAAGCAGCTTTAATAACTTGCGACTTCGTCATGTCCCTCACATCCTTACCATCCAAAGAGTCTTCCATTTCTTTAGATGTTGATAGCATTCCAAGACTATCCAGAACAAACATCATCTTAGGACGTTCGTTCTCTGGAGTCTTTTCATATGCCTCAATCAACTTGAGTGCATGGGTCTTAAACTTTTGGATAGTATCTGGCTCAGCAATGATTACTCGATTAACATCAATGCCTCGAGATTGCATCATTGCTTTTGTGACCGCGGCTTCTGTGTCGTAGTAGACGACTGCTGCGTCTGGGTTCTTGTCAAGGAAGGCTCTAACGATACCAAGAACGAAGAAAGTTTTACCAGTAGTGGACTCCCCTGCAAAAGCAGTAATCTTGTTATTAGGTACGCCCCCATAGAAGCTACCAGAGAGAAGAGCGTTGAGAATGTAGCTGCCAGTATCAATACAACCAGTAAACTCAGCACTAGCAGTGCCGTCACTGGCCAAATAAGTATCATCATCTCCAACCTCCTTAATTAATGCTTTTAAAAAACTCATGTCATCTTCCTTATCTTATTTTTGTCAATAGTAACCTTACTACGGTTTGCTTTGCCAGTCAACTCTTGCAGCTTTTTGAATCTCTTTTCAGCAGCAATATCTTTGTTTACTTCAATGTTTGCAGTCCTTGTGTTGTTCATCTTGTTGATTCTATTCTGACGTATCATACCCATGTTAGCTGCAATTAGCAACAGTACAGCAAGAGGATCAAATACAGTAACGATCATTATAATAACCCAGCGGACCGTCTTCTCCAGAAACGAATCATCAGCCCGATCAACAAAAAGCTCGGCGATGTACTTGATTGGACCGACCTCTGCCTCGACCCTTTTGACCTGAGATGCCAATGGGGATTTCTCAACGTTAAGCCTCCCAACCTCTTTTTGTAGAGACGAAATTTCTTCCATGAGACGGCTACGCTCTTTCTGCTGGGTCTTTCTAATTTGGAGCGCGCGTTCGGCCCCTTTAGAATCCGTCGAGCGTGACATAACCTGGTCAACGACCTCGTCAAACTGTTTAAGAAGTGTACGATTGGCATTGATTGTTTCATTTAGGGACTTAATCCTTTCATCATAAACTGCTACTTGTGCAGCAACATCACTCACAGATGTAGATTGTTCAATATGAGCTTTAGATAGGTAACCAAAAGTACCCATTGATGTAATCATCATTAGAACTGCAATAGCCACTACAAGATAGTATCTAATGAAGGCAGGAGCGTGGTTCCAGTTACGAAATGTCCATGAAGCAGCAACAACCTTAGCAGCCTCTAGCATTGACCCCATAATAATAACAGGCCAATAAGAAGCTGCAAAGATTGCTGTTAATCCAAGTATGGAAAAGTAAGCTGCTACTGACGATAGACCTACAGCAACAAGAAGTGCTAGGTAATTAATCATTGTCCATTAATTTGTTTATCTTATCAATAAACGCTTTCATTTTTTTTGATCGATCAGGCCACAGTATGTACTCTTTTTCAGAATCCTTAGAAAGATTGACTAGTAGTGGCATAATTAGTTTATACATCATCTCCAGTTTATCTTTGTATTCTTTGGAAGTCAACGATAATTCTTGTTCTTTCTGTTCAACCTGTTGTTGAAGCTGACGCTCCATTGATTTAAGTTCATCTTCACTGACTGCAGAAAATCCAAAGTCATGATCATCAAGATCAATTTGTATTTTACTCATTGTAGTTCCTATTGGAAAAAGTCTTCGAGAGTTGCCCTGGTACTGTAATCAGTTTTCCATCCAATAGCATCAAGAATAGAACGAATTGGTTCAAGGAATGATTTATCAAACTGCATATCATAATCAATGTACTGTTCAATACCAAGTTCTTTAGGTGGTGCTCCAGGGCATGATATAACGGTGTCTCTGGTTGGATTGGGTCTTTGTAGATATGAGAACTTAATCTTATCACCGTCAATAATAAGTGGATATTTATTCTGTATCTTATATTCAGCAAGCATCTGATTGTATATCAACGAACCCTTCACGTGAATTGGAGTACCTTTTCTGTATATACAGGCTTTATCTGTATACTTCTTGAGATCACGTACACCTCGAGGGAATGCAATCTCTTCGAATGATAAATTATTGAACTCTTTTCTAAAGTTCGTGATAAACTCAATGATATCTTTCTCAGTCTTGTTCATGATAACACTAAGAGCTATCTTAATATTCTTTCGACAAGCTGCTGGTGTAGATGAACGTACGGCTTCAATACCACTCAACTTCAACTTAGGTTCTGCATACTGCACACCTTCATTGTTATACACATTGAGAATGTAATGCTTCTTGCCAGTCCAAATACCCTTGTTAGCAATTGCTTCACGCTTCATGACCATCTTCTGATCCATGACCTTCATGTAAATGGCAAGGTTATCAAACGTCTTATCAATAAACGGTTGAATCTTCTTTTCACATACATCATCTAAGAACTTAACAATCTTTTCGTTATCGGACTGATCGTCACCAAAGGCACTGTCGACCAATCGTTCAAGTCGAATGTACATTGAGTCGGTGTCACAAGCAATTACATAATCTTCATCTTCTGTCTTAAACAGCTTGTTTAAATAAGCATTAATATACTTCTCCATCCAACGAATAGAGAGCTGACCAGACATAGTGATTGCTTCTGCAAGATTACGCTGATACCATCTAAAGTAGGTATTACCCAAAGCACCATAAGCAGAGTTCAGCTGAATCTTCTTTGCCATCTGCATATTATTGCACCGTGCAATCTCATTCTCTAAGGCTCGTGTTGGAGTCTTCTCATACTGCTTCTTTGCTTCGATCATTCTCTTCTTCCAAGCAGAACGATCATTGTACATATTATCCATCAACGTGGGTAAGAATCCTTTGAAGTCTTTATCAAACAAAGCTCCATTAGCACCCATTGTCATATTCTGAGACTCTAGCTTTTCAGATAGTTGTTTATCCATCTGATTATCAACAAGTGCTTCGATTGTGATATCCGGCTCTATACCACGAAAGGTTTCAGGACTAATGTTGTACTGCATGATAAGGTGTGGGTATAGAGAGTTCAAGTCAAATGAACAAACCCACTTATGCAGTCCAACCTGTGGATCTTTGACATATGCTCCAACAATATTACCCATTCGATGATCATCAGCAATACGCTGTTCAATAGACTCAGTCTTAAAATGAGGAACTACTATCTTCTTATCCATCAGATAGTTTGCAATAATGACATCCCAAATACGAACAGTAGTGAACGTGTCAACAAAGTTCACCTTGGCGTCATAAGCAATAGCAAACACCTGCTCAATAAACTTTAATTTCTCTTCCAGCTTATCAACAAGAACAACGTCATGAATGTTATAGTCTACAAACTTCTCAAAGTTATGAACATAAAAATCATGCATCGATTCGTATTCTGAATAATCTAGCTTTCTTTCACCTAGCTCATACTCAGCAATATGATCTAGCTTATATGACTCTTGTGGCGTGTATGAAAACTTCTTATACAGTGCAAGGTAGTCAAGAGTGGCAATACCAATAAGGTCGTATACAACCGGAGAATTGGACTCTTTAGAAATGGGTCTAGGGTTAACAATGCTCCACGGAGATAGCTTCTTAGCTTCTTTGACTCCTAGTACGTTTGATATTCTAGTGTATAGGTATGGAATATCAAAATTCTCAATATTCCATCCAGTAACTACATCTGCTTT